TTTCGGAAGACCGATTGGGGCAAGCCGCTGAATGAATTACTTGCGCTTGGATTGGTGCATCGTTGTTATTGTGCCTATGCAGGTAATAAGATTGGCGACACTCCCAAGGGCATTATCTATAGCCCTTTCTTTTCGTTATTGGATTGGGACTTTGCGGGAAATGCTCAACCGAAAGCATTGTATATCCCTGTGAGTTGGTTGTTGCCGGTGAGTGAGTAGAGATGCCGATCCCCAAGCCTGATTACCAGTTATCGGCGGAGTATCGCCAGCTTGCGCTTGACCTTGAATTTCCGGAGGTCGAGGTTGATGGCGTTTCCCCTGAAGAAGCGCGGAGGCGAAGTGAGCATGCCCTACAGCTTTTAAAGGCGAGAGAGAATCCGCCTGAATGGCTGAATACTTTCTTTGAGTTGCTGGATGGTGGATGGCCCTGGCGACAGGCTGCGTATATTGCATGGGCTTCAACGCCAAAGGATGGCAGGGTCCCTAAGACTCAAGATGAACTGGCGAGGACCTATCTTGGTTTGACCAGTGATCGCCCGATTGCAACGTGGCGGAAGAAGAACCCTGCGATTTTAGAAATGATAGCGATGCTGCAATCTGCACCATTATGGGAACAACGAGCCGATCATTTCAAAGCATTGATCGACGGAGCAAAAAAGGCGGGCGATGATTACAAATTCTTCAATCACTTAAAGCTGTCGATGGAGATGCGGAGGGACTATATCCCTGCTTCGCAGATCTCTGCAGAGCTGCGGAAGAAGTTAACTGGCGATCTCTCTGAATTAAGTGACGAGGAACTGGACGTCATTGAACGTGCACTAAAGGACAGGGATGATGCTTTGTCTTCTTTTCAATCTGCTGAGCACGAAGAAGGTCGTGAGGAGGCTGAATAATGTTTCCAGGTGTGGCTCCAAAAGTGCAAGTATCGCCAAGAGTGGCGAAACGCGAGCATGACCATCGAAGGCTTGCACGCCAGAGGTTCATGCCTTTTTGCCAATACGTGGATCCGAGATTCGATGATACCGCGCACATGCAGCTGATCGCCGAGAAACTTGAGCAGGTGGCAAAGTTCATCAAGACACAAGGTAAAGAGGGTATCGGGAGATTGATCATCCTTATGCCGCCACGACATGGGAAGAGCGAGCAGGCGAGTCGGAAATTTCCTGCGTGGCTGCTGGGTCGCCTTCCTGATGTACGGATCATTCTGAGTTCATATGGCGCAGACCTAGCCAGCAAGAACAGCCGAGCTGTACGTGACTTAATCGAGAGCAAGAAGTATCAGGCGTTGTTCGGTGGTTTATCAAGCCGCAATGAGCCTGTCGAGTTATCAAGCGATTCAAGATCCGTTTCGTCCTGGGACCTGGCACAGCCTCATCGAGGCGGTGTGGTGGCTGCGGGTGTTGGTGGCGGTATCACAGGTCTAGGTGCTGATCTATTTGTTGGGGATGATCTATTCAAAAACAGGGAAGAGGCGGAGAGCGATGCACGACGTGAGCTGGTGGATGATTGGTGGAAATCATCTGTGTTGACCCGTCTCGAGCGAGAGTATGCTGCAATTATTTTGTTCTTTACGCATTGGCATCCAGATGATCTTGTTGGACGACTGATCAAGAGGATGGTTGAGGACCCAAATACAGACCAGTGGGATATCCTGATGCTGCCTGCACTAGCCCTGGACAGTTACGCAGCTGACGAAGATGAACAGCGTAAGAAAATGCTGGATGGCGTTTATCTTCCGCTGACTGACCCACTCGGAAGAAAAGCAGGTGAAGCTTTATGGCCCAGCCGCTTCGGTAGGGTTTGGCTGGAGTCGAGGCGCAGTAATGTAGGTGCTTATGAGTTCGAAGCGCTATATCAGCAACTGCCTTATTTGCGTGAAGGGGGGATGTTCAAGCGGGAGTATTTCACGATCGTGGATCGCATCCCAAAAGATGTGACGCTGAGCAAGTTCATGTGGTATTGGGATAAAGCAGCAACTGCAGGCAGAGGTGACTATAGCGCAGGCGTGTTGATGGCTATCGGTTCGGATGACTTTATTTATGTTCTGCATGCGGTGCGAGGGAAGTTAAGCCCACATGATCGCGATAACCTAATCATTTCGGAAGCCTGGGCAAGTATCAAACGATGGCAACCGGTCAGCTTGAAGGTATATCACCAAAAGGATCCCGCCGCGGCGGGGAAGGAATCGGCACAGTCCACAAATTTGAAACTGGCGCAAGCTGGACTCTCCGGAGCGTTCGAGCCAGTAACAGGTGACAAGGAAGATCGAGCAGGTCCGTGGCAATCTTCCCTGCAGGGCGATGGTGTGCGCTTGCTGAGATCGGCATGGAATGAGCCCTATATTGACGAGCATTTATGGTTCCCCAATGGACGAAATGATGATTGGGTTGATTGTTCTGCATCGTGTCACTTCAAGGTGCGTGTGGTGATGATGAAAGAAGTCCAGAGTTATCAAGGTTAATCATGTCTATTCAGGATTTGCAACTGGCGTTTAAAACATTGAAGGCAAAGCAGGAGCCTTATAACGCATTGTTCGCGTATTACGACGGTGACCAACCGCTGGTGTATACCGCGCAGAGATTGAAGGAGATCTTCAAAGACCTGGATGCGTATTTCGCTGAGAACTGGTGTTCGGTGGTGGTGGATTCGGCACGGGACAGGATCAATCTGCGAGAGATCCAGGTAACAGGAACCGCCAAAAATCGCTGGAAGGACCTCTGGGAGTCTTCGGAGATCTCGCTGGAAAGTGATGATGTGCATGAGGCGACGCTTGTGGCAGGCGAAGGCTATTTCATTGCATGGCCGGATCAAGAAGGTGTGATGCAGGGGTATCACAATGACCCGCGCCTGGTACATTTATTTTATGAAAAGTCCGAGCCGCGCAAGAAGCGGTTTGCGGCGAAGTGGTGGGTGGATAATGGCGAGCGACTTTCGATGACTTTGTATTATGCGGATCACCTTGAGTATTACCGAAGCCGCAACAAGGCGAAGAACGTGCAGGATGTCAATTCGGTGGAGGCAATTGCGAAGAACCCCACAGCTGACAACCCTTATGGAGCAGTGCCTGTTTTTCATTACCGCCTTGGGCAGCGTAAGGTGAAGAGCGATCTAAAGAACGTGGTGCCTGTTCAAAACGGTATCAATAAGTTACTGACCGATATGATGGTGACTGCAGAGTTTGGGGCTTTCCCGCAGAGATATGTGATTAGCAATGCAGTGATCAATGGGAAGCTGAAGAATGCACCGAGCGAAGTGTGGGATCTGCCTGCAGGTGATGGAGTGGGTCAGCAAACACAAGCAGGACAGTTCGCCGCGGCGGACCTGGAGAATTATTTGAAAGGTATTGACAACATGGCCACGGCGATCAGCTCGATCACGCGGACACCCAAGCATTATTTCTTTTCAGTTGGAAGCAATCTCTCCGGAGAGGCATTGATCGCAATGGAAGCGCCACTTAACAAGAAGGCGCAGGACCGCATTGATCGCTTCGTGCCGGTGTGGAAGCAAGTGGCGTTGTTCATGCTGAAGGCTTCAGGCGAAGATGTGAACCCTGAAGACATCACACCAACCTTCGATAAGCCGGAGACTGTACAACCTTTTACACAAGCGCAGACGCGGCAATTGAATGTGACCGCTGGGATGCCATTGAAAACCATCCTGCGAGAAGAAGGTAAGAGCGAGGCTTTTATCATTCAGATGCTGCAGGATAGAGGTGAGGAAGAAACAATGAGACAGCAATCTCTGGCGCAGGCGCTGTTGAATGCCGAGCGGAATTTCAGTCAGCCACCTCTCAATGGGAAACGGGAAGGCGTGAACAATGCCTGATTCTGAAGTTGTGAGGTTTTTACGGCAGCAGAAACAAGCCCTGCTCTTGAATGAGCAGAGTCAGATGCGCTTGCTTGCAAAAGGCTGGCTGAAAGTGGAGCAGGCATTACGGTCCGAAATGGAGGCGCTCGCCGCAGAGTTGACAAAGTCCAATGTGGTGAACCAGGCAATGATCCAACAGCATGAACGTTTCGTGAGACTAATGTTCCAAGCCCGCGCTGAAGTAGCGAAGTTCAATGATTTTGCTGATGGAACAATCACGAAGATGCAAGCTGATCTATCGAAGAAAGGGATCCGAGATGCATTGAACGCATTGAAGATCATTTACAAGGAAGCTGGCGTTGTGATGCCAAGCTTCGATGTATTACCAGTGCGAGCGCTGGAGATTATGTTTGGTTATGCCGCTGATGGATCTCCGCTGAGAAACCTGTTGGCAAGATCGTATCCGGATGCAGTGAGCGGATTGCTGGATGCGCTGGTGAAGGGTTTAACCCTTGGGAATCATCCGACGGATATTGGCAAGAAGATGGCTGAGGAGTTTGGCATTGGATTGAACAGAGCGTTGACCACTGCACGTACAGAGACTCTTAGATCTTATCGCATGGGCAATTTTGAGCAATATCGAAACAGCGGCGTGGTCTCTGGTTATAAACGCCTGGCGTCACATGACAGCAGAGTTTGCCCGGGCTGTTTATTCCGTGACGGTGATTTGATCGATAACCTGGATGGTGAGTTCGATGAGCACCCGAGTGGACGCTGCACAGCGGTCCCTGTGGTGATCGGGATCCCTGCACCTAAGTGGACAAGCGGTGCGAAGTGGTTCGAAGGTCAACCAGAAGCAACACAGAGAGAGATCCTAGGTCCGCAGAGGTACGAGGCATGGAAGAGTGGTGCGAGCCTGACGGATATGAGCAAGTTTGTGAATGATCCGACGTGGGGCGGAAGCTTCGTCCCAACGCCGGTGAGTGAGTTGAATCAGTAATTTGGCGAGATGCCATAAAGGAGAACGAGATGTTCAAGCGTAGTTTTTTTAGATTGTTCTTCGATGATAGCGCAGCGGGAGGCAGCGCCGGAGGAGGACAGGCAGCTGGTGAAGGTGAAACCTTGACCTGGGAAGCCTGGCTCGAGAAGCAGGACGATACGGTGAAAGGTTTGCTGGATGGCCATACAAAGGGTTTGAAGAACGCACTCGACACTGAGCGGGAG